CGCGCCGACGTAGCGCGCAACGCCGACGCCGAGGCCAAATCGAAAGCCGTCACCGACGCGCATAACGCCCGCGTCGACGAAGCGAAGACCCGGTACCCCGATTGGGACAAGGCCTTCAAGGGGCTCGATGACAACTCGTTCACCGACCCGATGGTGGTTTTCATTTTCGAATCAGACAAAGGCCCGGACGTGACGTATTACCTCGCCACGCACCGCGAGGAGCTCGAACGGATCGCGAAATTAAGTCCGCTGCGTCAGGCCGCCGCGCTCGGCAAGATCGAGGACCAGTTCGAAGAACCGCCCGACGACGACGAAGAAGAGGAAGAGGACACCGAAGAAAAAAAAGGCGGCGCGGAAGGCGCTAAAACGCGCAAGCCCGCGGCCGAACCGGAGCCGGCGAAACCGCGCAAGCGCGTGTCGCAGGCACCGCCGCCCGCGAAGCCGCTCGGCGGCAAAGCGGGCGCAGACGATCCGATGCCCGATCCGACGAATTTCAAAGCCTATGCTGCGTGGTCGCAGCGCCAGGCGGCGAAAGGCGTGAAGCGTTGATCCATAAAAGCATCATGCGAAATTTCGCGGTATTACGCGCGTTGCGCGCGTGCCGCATAAGCCTGTCCAGCCCAGTTATAAGGCTGCGTTTCTTCCGTGAAGTTAGCCGGTTTCGGAGCCCGGCGCAATGCCAATTCACAGGAGAACACAGCTATGGCGAATGCCTACCAGCCCTGGCAGGTCTACACGAACGAAACGCTCATGATCCTGAAAAACAAGCTTCAGCTCTTGGGCAACGTCAACCGCGACAACGAATACTTGTTCGCCAAAAAAGGCATGAAGGCCGGGCAGACGGTCAATCTGCGCTACCCGGCGCGCTTCCTCGGCCGCTCGGGCGAAACCTATACGGCCGAAGCCTATTCGGAAACCTCATACCCGCTCACCATCCGGCCGCTGCAGGGCGTTGATATCGATGTCAATTCGACCGACTGGACCCTCTCGCTCGATGACATCAAAAAGCGCGTGCTCGCGCCGGCCGCCGCGCAGCTCGCGAACAACATCGAGCGCGACTGCCTTTCAATCGCGCTTTCGACTGTTGCGAACGCCGTGGGCACGCCGGGCACGATCCCGACCTCAGTCCAGACTTACAACCAGGCGCGCGCAATGCTCGTTTATGAGGGCTTCGCGGACGGGCTCGGCAATACGCTGATGATCTCGCCCGATATGCAGGTCAGCATTGCGAGCGCTCTGTCTACCGTCTTCAATCCCGTCGCCACCGTCGATACGGTCTTCAAACAGGGCTTGCTCGGCGAAGGCTACGGGTTCAAGTGGTATGAATCGGCGAATCTATGGGCGCAGGCCGCAGGCACGCGCGTCGCAGCCGCGGCGGGCACGCTTTCGGCCACGCCCGCGTCGGGAACGAATGTGTTCGCGGTTACCGGGTTCGCCGCCGGTGCAACCATCAACAAGGGCGATGTTTTCACGCTGGCCGCGGTGAATGCGGTCAATCCCATGAACCGCCAGTCGCTCGGCAAACTCCGCAGATGGACCGTGACCGCGACCGTCACGCTCGCCACCGGATCTGGCAATATCACGGTTTCGCTGCCGATTCAGTACGGCGCGACGAATCAGTTCGCCAACGTCGACAGCGCGCCGGCCGCGAACGCCGCGCTGACATTTGATCAGGCTGCGTCGACGCAGTCCATGCAGGGCCTCGCATGGGCGCCGTCCGCGCTCACATGGGCGTGCATCAATCAGGAGCAGCCCGGCAACGCGGATGTATATTTCGCGACTGACGAGGAAACCGGGATCCAGTTGCGGTTTGCCAGGCAATGGGAGGGCAGAACGAATAATTTTATTAATCGTTTCGACGTGCTCTATGCCTTCGGCGTGCCGTACCCGACAGGCGCGGTGCGCATCTGGTCGCTGACGTAATCGAACAGGAAAGAGGAGAAAAGAACAATGTCCACACAACCGCATCCAGCGTCAACCACATCCGCATCGGGGCCAACCGGGCCCGCGCCCGCCGCAGCCGCGCCCGCGCTGCCGCCGCCGCCGCGCACCTACCCGCGGCTCATATACCGCGCGAAAGATGAGAATCCCGGCTATGAAGTCGTAAGGGTCAACTCAGCCGACGAGGAGGAAACGGCGCACAAGCAGGCCGCGGACGAAGCCGCCGCAGCCGTAACGGTGGCCACAGCCGCAGCAGCGGCCGCCGTGCAGTGGTACGACACGCCCGGCGAAGCGCAGGCCGCGCGCGTGGCGGCGCATATGCCGTGGGTCGAATACGGGCACGAAGGCGTCTTGCCCACGCTCGAAACCGCGCCCGGCCTGAAGCAGCCCGCGCCGCCTCCGTCAAAATCCGCGCATTCAGTACCGGCGGGCGCCGCAGTGCAGCCCGCGCCGGGCAGCGGTACCGCAACAAACCTCAAAGACGGGGGCAAACCGTAATGCCATCGACCACCGATTTCACAGGCGTTTACCCGAAACTCAGATACCAGGCCGTACCCGTAGCGCCGGGGGAATCGCACATCGTAAACCCGGGCTATAAGTACGTCAAGGTCGAGGACGCGGCGCAGGAAAATGCGCTCGGGCTTGAGGTCTGGTACGACATGCCGGGCGATGCGGTCGCCGCGGGGCCGCCGGTAGGCCCGCACGCGAAGACGCCGCCGGCGGATCCGCCGCTGACGAAGCCGCCGGATCCGTCCGATCAGCCGAAGCCAAAGAAGTAAACCCATGAGGCGCGCGAAGTGACTATCCTTGACCTTTTGGTCGAAAGCCTTCAAGTTTGCAACATCATTGGCCAGGCTGACTCGCCCAAAGATGCGCAGACCACGAACGCATTTCGCGCGCTCATCGGCCAGATCGATACGAGTAACGCCGACCCGCTCAAGCAACTGACCACGGTGCAGACGACGTTTATACTCGATCCGCCGCGACAGGAATATGCGGTGGGGCCCGATTCGTCACTTGATATCGAAGCACCGCGGCCGACGCGAATTCTGCGCGCAAACCTGATCGACGTTTCCGCGACCCCGTCAAACCCGCCGTATAACCCGATGGAAATCCTCGACTGGGACGGCTACCAGAAATGGCGGCTGCGCGCAACGCAGACGCCGATCCCACGCGCGCTCTGGTACGACCGGACGGCGCAGGCGATCCCGAGCCCTGTCGACCCCATCGAGAATCCGCTCGCGCCCGTGCCCATCTACGGCAACATCTGGCTGCCGGAAATGCCCACGATGCCGAACTATATCGAGTACTGGGCCGCCGCGCCGCTCACGCAGGCGTCGAGTTACTTCGACGATCTGGCGTTTCCGCCGGGCTATTACGAATACCTGCTCTATGGGACGTGTTTGCGCCTTTATCCGCGGTACGGCCGCCAGGCCGACCCGACCGTGACGGCGCTTTACCAGGCCGCGCGGCTCGCAATCGAAAGCGCGAACGTAACACCCGCGCCCATAGTGCGAACCGACGACGGGCTGCCCGGCGCGCACGGCGGCTACTGGGATGGGCGCACCAACACGTTCATCGGAAGGACTCGCTGATGGAATACCCGGGCTTCGTCGCGGGAGCTTATGAGGCGCTCTCATATGCCGTGTCGGGCGATCGGCTCATCAACTGGTATCCGGAAATTGTGGAATCGAAGCTCGGCAAAAGCGTCATCAACTACTACCCGACGCCGGGCCTCATCCTGCACGCGGACACGTCCGCGCTCGGCGCGGGCCGCGAGATGTTCGCGCTCGACGGCCGCATGTTCGCCGTGATCGGCGCGACCTTCGTCGAGTTCAAGGCCGATGGCACGTTCACGCCGTATCCGGGCCTCGCCGACGACGGCAACCCGGCTTACATCGTAGCGAATGCGGCGAAGGGCGTCGATACGCCGGACCCGTCAATCCCCATGCATCAGCCGAAGGGCACGGAATTGATGATCGCCTCGGGCGGCAACGGCTACATTTTCGACGAGGGCGCGCTCACGCTTACCCAGATTACGGGCGGACTCGAACCGGACGGAACGACACCCGGCGCTTTCTTCGGCTGCGCGATGCCCGCGTTTCTTGACGGCTACCTGATCGCGCTGACGCCGGATTCGCGCGACATCCAGATTTCACAGATCAATGACGGGATCGACTGGTCCGCGCTCGACGTCTCAACGAACGCAGGTTCGGCGGACAAAGTAATCGCGATCATTTCCGACCACGAGTACCTCTATCAGCTCGGCTCGAAGCGCACCGCGATTTACGCGAACTCGGGAAACGCGGATTTTCCGCTTACACCCGTACCCGGCGCTTTCATCGAGCAGGGCATCATCGCGCCGGCGTCCCTGCGGCGCATCGACAATACGCTGATGTGGCTCGGCGCGAACGAGTACGGCGGCGCCGTCGCCTATCGCGCGAACGGCTTTATCCCGACGCGCGTTTCAACGCACGCCGTAGAGCAGGCGTGGCGCAAATATACGACGCGCGCCGACGCCGTCGCCAGTATCGACCAGTGGGACGGACATACGTTCTACCGCATCACCTTTCCCACGGCCGATCAAACATGGGTTTTGGATCTGACCACGAACCTGTGGCACCAGCGCGCCTCATTCGACACGGCTACCGGCACGCTGCACGCGCAGACGCAGCGCTTTCACTGCTATGCGGGCGGCGTGCATTATGTAACCGGCACGGACGGCAAAATCTACCGCGAGGATCCCACCGTTTTCACCGAGGACGGCCGCCCCATCAAACGGCTGCGCCAAGGGCCGGTTGTCGCGAAGGAAAACAAGATGGCCTTCGTGACGCGCCTTGAAATCGTGATCGAATCCGGCATCGGCTTAGACGGCGACCCCACGGCGCAGGGCGCGAATCCGCAAATGATGCTGCGCTATTCGGGCGATTCGGGCAAAACGTGGTCGAACGAAATATGGGCCGAGGGCGGCCGGATCGGAGATACCGAGGCCCGCGTCATCTTCGATCAGTTGGGCTCGGGGCGGGCATGGGTTCCGGAACTCTCGACGACGGACCCGAATAACTGGGTCGTCGTTACTGCGAACGTTGAAGTGCAGTTCGGGGCGTGGTAATGGGATTCGACCAGGCCGGATTAACGCCGCAGATGGCCGTAGTCAATGCGGACGGCACGCCGACCATGTTCTTTTTCCGCTGGCTGCTCGCGGTGCGCTCAGGCCTGCTGTCGGTGGGCGACCTCGAGCTCCTCGAAGCCTTCGCGGACGGCGCGCTCGACGCCGCTCTTGCGGGCGTTTCCGCTGCGGGAGATGACGCGCTGACGCTGATCGCGTCCGCTTCGATCGCCGCCATCGGGCGCGGGGAAGTCGCCGAGGCCGCGGAACTTCTTCACGCGATCGAATCGCAGCCGCGCCCGGGGCAGCCGTGGGATCGGGCATCGCTTGAATCGCTGTTTGCCGCGCCGCCCGCAGTGGATCGCGAAAGCGAACGATTCGCGCTCGAAGCGCTGATGATGGAACCCGCGCCGGCGCCCGCTCCCGTTCCGAGCGCGCCGCCGCTCACGGCGCAGATCGCCTTCGCTTCGGCGAGCCTTACCCTTACTACGGCCTGGAATAATGTCGCGGGCGCGGAAATCACGGTCGCAGTCGCGGGCACCTACCTTGTCACCGGGGTATTTGATTTTCTTTGCTATGGCGCGGGAGACGCAACTTTCGTGTTCTTTGGCGGTCTTTTTGCTGCGTCGTCGCTGCAGGCGCCGCTAGCCATTTTCACCGCACCGACCGATGGAGCGAGATCAATGAATACCCAGCAGTGGGTCGTTGGCCTCTCTTCGGGCGCAGTTCTGCAGCTCGCCGCACAGAAAAACGGGGGAACCGGCGGGAGTGTATGCGCAGCAAGCCCGAGCACGATGATTTCCGCGATTCGCGTCGCTTGAAACAACGCTTATGATTACTCCCAAACAGTTCAAAGCACAACCCGCCGCGCTCGCGACGCTCTACACCGTGAGCGGCAATCAGAAGGGCATCATCAAAGGCCTGACCGTCGCGAACGCGGACCCGGCGAACGCCTGTACTTTCACGCTCGACGTGTTCGGAATCCCGATCTATACAACGCGCACGCTCGGGCCGCTCGAAACGTTCGAATGCGCCGCGGCCATCAACAAAATCGGCCTGCCAGGCGACACGATCACAATTACGCCGTCCGCAGCCGTAAACGTGCTCGGCGCGATTTTGGAGACGCCGGCCACGCCGAGCTCGTAAAACGCCATGATTCGCAGCATGCAGACCGCCGATCTCGACCGCGTAGCCGCCGCGGCGCGCGAGTTTCACGCCGCGTCGCCGCTGCTGCGCGAAAACGGCGGCGGCTTCCGTCTCGATCACTTCCGCGAAATCTGGACGCAACTGCTCGACGGCGGCGGCGGCGTGATTTTCGCCGACTTCGATGAATCGGGCGCGTCACATGGGGCAATTACCGGCCTGCTCGGCGGCGTTATACATCGCGGGATCTACGGCGATCAACTCATCGCCGAGGAGTTTTTCTGGTTCGTGCGCGAATCGCACCGCGGCGGCGGCGTCCGCCTCTACCGCCGATTTGAACAATGGGCGCGCGAACGCGGCGCGGCGTCCATCCAGATGGTTCATCTGTTCGACTCGATGCCCGAGAAGGTCGCGCGGTTCTATCTGCGCGCGGGTTTCAAACCCATCGAGATGCGATACGCGAAAGCTTTGACTAATGGGACGGCGGCATGAAGGATATCCACGTATTCGATAACTTCCTCGCCGATCCCGTAGCTTACAGGGCGGACGCGATCGCGCGCGAGTTCAAGACCTACGAATTCCCCGAAGCCACATTCCACGGCATCGCGCTGCCGACCCCGACTGAGGTGCTCGTACGGCTCGGGGAAAAGTTCCCCGGCACATACCCGACGCTTTCGTTCTTCCGGCGCAGTCCCGCGGGACAAGCCGAACCGCACTTCATTCACACGGACGCGGATATGGGCCAGTGGACGGCGCTGCTTTACCTGAATCCGGATCCGCCGAAGGACGACGGCACGGTGTTCTGGCGGCACATCGCTACGGGCGCGATCAAAAGCGCGATTCCGCACGAACGCTCCGTCGAGGGCCGGACGCCGGACGGCTGGCACCCGCGCCGCCGCGTTTCGGCGCGCTTTAACCGCCTCGTGTTCTTTGATTCGACGTTCTTTCACTCGCGCGCGATTTATGAGAACTGGGGCGCAGACGGCGACGGCGCGCGGCTGACGCAGGTGGTTTTCGGGAGGTGGGCCGCATGAGCATCGGAGTTAGCATCGGGACGGCGGCGCTGATCGGCGGCGGCCTCTCCGCGGCGGGCGGCGTCGCAAGCTCGCTTATCGGATCGAACGCGGCGTCAACAGCCTCGAAGCAGCAGCAGGCATCCGACGCGGCTGCTATCGCCGAGCAGCAGCGCGAGTTCAACACTACGCAGGCGAACGAGGCGCCCTGGCTCACCGCAGGAACCGGCGCGCTTTCCTTGCTGATGTCGGGCACGCAGCCCGGCGGCTCGCTCGTGACCCCGTTCGGTGAGACGTTCGCGCAGCCCGCGCCGTTCACTGCGCCGACCGCGGCCACCGAGGCGAACGACCCCGGCTATGCGTTCCGGCTGCAGCAGGGCAATCAGGCGCTCGAACGCGCCGCGGCTGCGTCGGGCGGCGCATTCTCGGGCGGCACGCTGAAGGCGCTGGCGCGGTACGGGCAGGACTACGCCTCTAACGAATACCAGAACGTGTACAACCGCGCGCTGACGGGTTACAACACCAATTTTCAGGACGCGCTCACCGGCTACCAGACGCGCTTCAACGCCTTCAACACGACGCAGACGAATAACTTCAATCGCCTCGCGTCGCTCGCGGGGCTCGGTCAGAACGCGACGAACACGCTGGCGCAGACGGGCGCGAATACAGCCACGAATATCAGCGATCTGCTGACGCAGGGGGGCAACGCGGCCGCGGCGGGCACGCTCGGCGTCGGAAGCTCGGTCAACAGCGGGATTCAGGGAATTCTCAACAGTTACCAGAACGCGGGCATTCTTCGGGCGCTGACGGGCGGCTCAGGCGGCGGCGGGTACGACCCGAATCTCTCGCTCGCCGATCCCGGTTTCGCGGCGGCAAATGCGGGAAGTGCCGCCAACACCGACACCGGCCTCTATTAAAAACACCATGCCCATCGACCCGAACCTCATAGGCAACGCGCTCGCGCACTGGCAGCAGCCGGAAGATTCGCTCGCGCGCTTCGCGAAGCTGCAGGCGCTGCAGTCGGGCGTCCAGCAGCAGCGGCTGCAGGCGCTGCAGTTGCAGGAAGGCGCGCTCGGGCTGCAGGAAAAACAGCAGGCGCAGCAGGACGACCAGACTTTTCGCCAGGTGCTCGCGCAGACCGGCGGCGATTACACGAAAGCCATGCCGCTGCTCTCGGGCAAAATATCGCCGCAGGCACAATTCAACTTCCAGAAAAGCCTGACCGACTACCAGAAATCGCTGGCCGAGAAGAGCAAGATCGATCTGGAAAACCTTAAATCGAAAAATGAGATGGCTGCCGAAAGCCTGGGCATTGTGGCGAACACCGAACCGGCGGATCGTCCCGTAACTTATCAACGGGAGGTTGCGAAGCTCCAGGCGAAAGGTACTATTGGGCCGAATGATCTGCCGGCGCAATATCCCGGCGACGACTGGATCATGACGCACCGCTTCATGGCGACGCCGGTAAACGACCAGATCGACACCGCGCTCAAACAAAAAGCCGATACGCGCACGCAGCAGACATTCGATACGACGCAACCCGTCGAACAGGCGAAGGCGCTCGCACAGCAGATCGACGCGGTAAAAGACCAGACGGGCTATGAGCAGTTAAGGCGGCAACTGCCGCCCGGCTCGGCGTTGCTTGCGCAATTACCATCCGCGTTCGATCCCGCGACCACTCCCGCGCTCATAAAGCGCATGGCAGTGCCCGCTCAACAGCAGCCCGAATATGACGTAGCCGCCGCGAAAGCGGCTGCGGTCAAAGCGTTCCAGCAGAACCCGCAGGCGGCGCTCGATCAACTCAATCAGATCATTGACCGGAAGAACGATCCCGTGAGCGCGAATGCCTACACAGTGCTGCTGCAGGGCGCGATGAAGCGCGGCGACTATGAGGCGGTGAATAACATCCTTGAGCAGGCCGGGAAGCAGGCCGCGAGTATCGGAGAGAAGACCGACCCGCGGATTATCAGTGCCGATGCTGCGCGGGCGGCAGCGACGGCGCGGGCGACGGCACCCATCCAGGAATCGCTCGAAAACTACCGGAACGCCATGCAGCAGGGCGATACAGCCAGTGCGAAATATTACGACTCGCTGACGACCGCGCGCAAGGCGCAGGCGACGGCGCAGACCATTCAGCGCGTCATCGATCTGTCGCGTTCGAATAACCCGGCGGCATCGGCAGCGCTAAAAGCGCTGGTACCGGAATTCACAAACGCGGTTCAGGATATCAAGCGGGGAGGAGGGGCGCAGAGCGCGCAACTCGGCAGCACCTGGGACAGGATCGCGAGTGAAGCCAACAGCGCGCTCCCCTATGGCAAGGGTCTGTCGGATGCAACCCTCGCGCAGCTTGAGCCTTACATCAAAACGGTTGCGAACGGCGCCGTCGAGCAGCACAACGCGAATGTGCGCGCGCTCGCTTCCGCGTATCCGCAGAAGAAATTCAATACAGAGCCTCTGCCCTACAACATACAGGCGCAAGGCGCTCCCGGCTCATACCAGGCCGACGACAAACGCGTTATCAACGGCGTGACATACGTCCGCGACGCCAAGGGCAAGTGGAACCCGCAACCCGCGTCCCCGAAATAACATGCCCGCCATTCTGACCGACGCCGATATCGCCCGCCACGACTCCGCACCGCCTGTCCTGACCGATGCCGATATTGATCGGCTTACAACCGAGTCCCCCCGGGGCGCGACCGGCCAAAAAACCTCTGCGTTCTCCGACTTCATACAAAACAGCCCGATCGGCGCGGTTCAGTTCCTCGCCGAGGCAATGCGCCATCCGCAATCCGCCGTAAGCGGGTTGCTCCACGCAGGCGATGCACCCCTTCAGAGCGCGAAAGACGCCTGGAAACAGGGCGATTACGGCGCGGCCGCAGTGCATTTTTTCAACTACCTGATATCGCCGATCGGGGGCGCCGCGATGGACGCGGCGGGCAACGACTTCAACAGAGGCGAATACCTGCACGGCCTCGCCAAAACGGGGGGAATCGCGACCAGCATTTATGCAGGCGCAAAGGCTCCGCAGTTACTCGATACTGCGACCGACGTCGCGCCAAGAGTCATAGCAGCCACCAGAGCGGCGGTGAAAGAAGGCGCCCCCGATGTCGCCGCAGGCGTGGGCAAAGCCGTCGTCGGTGAAGTCGCCGGCAAAATTCCGGGCCTCGAATGGCCCGTGCGAATCGGCATACAATACCCGGCGGTCAGACAGATAGGACGCGGCCTCAAACAAGGTGCGGCGGCCGCGAAAAGCGCATATGCGGGAGAAGCCGCAGGCGCAGCACCTGATATCGCGGCCGCGCCCGCAGCCGACGCTGAGGACGCGGGGATGCTCGACGACTTCGCGCAATCGCTCGCGGGAAGGAAATTCAAAAACCTTACGCAAGACGAGCAGGAGTCCGTTCGCACTCTTGTATCACGCGCGACCGTGCGCCAGCCTGCGCCCACGGAAACCCCCGCTGCCGCGCCGGTACCGGGGCCGGAGAAAACTATCGACCTTGGCGGCATGGGCAGCGCCATCACGGGAAACCTGTACGCAAAACTCTTTGAAAAGTTGCAGGCCGGCGATCTGACCGAACTGGGCAAACCATCCCGCGTTCTCCAGAGCGCATGGGAACCATTTCAGCGCGGCGAGATCAAGTCTCCCGAGGATCTTCGCGCGTTTGTGAACGGCGAAAAGCCAACTCCGCAACCGAGCGCAGGGCCGGCAGCAGCGCCCGCCGTGCGGGAGCCTCTGGAACGGCAGCCGGGCGAGAAGTACTCCGATTTCCTTGAGCGTGTGAAGGCGGTCGCGCGGACACCCGACAATGTCGGAGCCGCGGCGGATGCGCAGCGCGCAGCCGACCTCGACGACCTCAGCCAGGCGCTCACGCGCCGCCCCTATGCAAAACTCACCCAGCAGGAAAAGCACTCCGTCGAGCAGATTTACGCGCGAGGCACGACCACCCCAGCCACAAGGGCGCCCGCGCCACCACCCGCAATCGCGACAGGCGCGCTGATCGATACCCTGCCTGAGGCGCGCGAAACCCTTACGCCCGAGATGGCGGCGCGCGCGGCCGAATTGCAACGCGAAACCCATGCGGCCGCGCCCGCGCCGCCGCCCCCGGCTTCAAATGCGGCCACGCTTGCCCAGCAGCTTCGCGACGAACTGCTGAAATCGGGAGGCCTTACAGCGGAGCAGATCAGTATACCCGAGGCAGGCGAAGAGCCGAACCCTGCGGGCGTCGCAAAGATCGCGGCCGCGCGCGCCGCGAAAGCCGCAAAACTCGCACAGGCGCTGAACCAGTTCGGCATCAGCCTGGAGGCCGCAAAGGGCATGACCGAAACTGAATGGAACATGCTTGGCAGGGCAGCTAATGTCTCCGTGCCGGGTTCGGGCAAATGGCTCGGCAGCGATACGGCAGGCGAGACGCTTTTCCGGCTGCGGCAGATGGAAGCTGCGGCGCAACCGGAAGCGCAACCCGCCGCCGCGGAACCCGCGCCCGCACCCGCAGCGCCCAAACGCCCCCGCCGCGGCAAGCTCGCTGCGGTAAAGGGCGAAAAGTAATACCCACTTACCTCTCCACTCACACACCAAATCGAAAGGAACCACACGGCTATGCGCCAAATGCTTTTGTTTCTGCGTTTATTTCTGATCCGCGTCTTGTTCCCGCTCGCCGCCGCCGCGATCGCGTTCGCGCAGACGCCGACCGCGACGATTTCGCCGACGCCGCAACTGCAGTTTTTTGACAACAACGGGAAGCCCTTATCCGGCGGCCAGGTCTGCACCTATGCCGCCGGGACCACCACCCCGCTCACCAGCTACAAAGACGGCATCGGCACGCCCAACACGAACCCGGTAATTCTCGATTCCTCCGGACGCGCTTCGATCTGGCTCGGCGCACTCGCTTATAAATTCGCGCTGCGCATGAAGGGCACGCCCGCGAACTGCACGACGGGCACGGTGCTTTACACCGTCGATGGCGTGCAGGATTATGGTTTCGTCGATCACGGCCAGGTGGTCACCAACACAACGAACATCGCCGCGTTCGGCCAGAGCGGCGGCGACGCGCTCGTCGGGTTCCTGCAGAACGGCACCGGCGCGATGCTCATCACGGTGCATCAGAAGCTTTTGCAGGCGCCCATCAACGTCGACGAATTCGGCGCGAAGATTACGCCGCAAACCGCGAGCGTCGACACGCTGTTCGACGCGATCACGAAGGCTCAGCAGAGCCTTCCCACCGTCCCGAACGGGACAAACCCCACCGTTTACAAAGGCCAGATTTCGCTCTCAGACACGGGCCTCTATACCAATGCGTATAATCTCGCGCAGACTTTCAATCTTTCGCCGCTGGTTCATCTTTACGGTCTTGGCGGCATTTCGTCCGTGAAGATCGGCCTCGCGTCGACGCCGACTTTTAATGGCTCCTACCTGCTGAATGTCGTTAACGCGAACGGCACCGGCGATCCAAACACAAATTTCGACACCCAGATCGACTTCATCACTCTCGACGCACAGAACAACAACCCTACCCAGGCGAAAATCGGCTGCCTTTCGGCTCCGCTGTCGGTGGGCTCGCACATCCACGATATGGCGTGCTACACGTACGGGATCGGCATCCTGATGGGCGGCAACGGGGTTGGCAACCAGACCATAGACAACACCATTTTCGACAACATCAACATAGGACTCGTCCCGCCGACGGTCGGCCCGCTGACCGCGCAGGGTATCGTGTTCCCGCAGGCGCAGAACGCAGGCGGAATCAACACAAACCAGTTGCGCAACATCAAAATCGTCGGCACAGCAGCGCCGAACGGATGCGCCGTGCCTGCTTTTGAAGTGGACGCGCTCGACGTGAATATCCACGTCGATGGGATGAATA